GTATGGCACGGCGTTCAGAAGGATATTGTTCAGCTTGAAGAAAGTGTTGAATGTGAGCAGGTTCTCGCAGGCCTCGTTCACGAGCTTGTTCCTGGTCTCGCTGAAAGAGCCTGTCATCTGCAAGACCTTGTCCTTGCGGTTCTTGATAAGCGACTCGACCCTTGGGTCGTTACGCATTTCCTCAAAGACGCTCTCACGCTCTCCGACGCTGGAAAGCCAGTCAGAAGCGTCGTTCATGAAGCCCGCCACACTGCGGAAGCCCGTAAGGTTTAATATCTGTGTTGTTACTGATTTTGTCCTAGCCATAAAAAATACCGTCCTGTGCCGTCATTCCGAACTTGATTCGGAATCTCGCACTAGAACGGTATCATGCCAGACCGCTTTCACGGCTTTTCAGGGGCTACCACCAAAGAAAGCCGGATTTCTGTTTTTTCTCAACGGCCGTGAACACTGGAGGTGTGTCCGCCGCACATTCTCGCCAGGCACAAACACAGAGCATCGCCGCACTCGCACCGTCTCCGTGCCTTTTGCCTTTAAGGTCACGGTCAGCCGTGCGCACTCCCGGAATCGTCGGGATTCCGTTTTTCAGCACGACAAGGGAAAAGTCCGCCTTAATCGTCTCGTCATCAGGAACGGTGAAGTCCGCGCTTTCCATGAGACCGTGCAAGTCAGTTCCGTACTTCGCATACCAGGCGTTTGTCTCCATCACCTGAATAGAAGCACCCGGATGCCGGAGCGAAGCATGTTCCCCGAGTTGTTGCCCGTTACCGCGAGAGTCAATCGCAAGCCCGCCGAACTTTCCCCGCTCATTTAGGAAATCTGTTACCAAATCATTGAAATACTGCTGCTGCTCAAAAGGAGCATTCTTAATCTCAACTATGAGCCGAACCGCAAGCTGGGTGTTTCCGATTTCCTCTGAAAGCCAGTAAGTAGTGAGGTCGCCCGAACGGCCGAAGTCGTTTCCACCGAAGACACGGCTTTCAAGCGAACCGAGCACCGGGCGTATTTCCTGATTGAAGAACTTCTCAATCTCACGGTTCTTGTAAGCCTCGCTCTTGTGAAGGAAGCTGTCAGAGCATTCAAGCCTTCGGATGTCGTAGCTTTCCGCATCGGCGGTGGCATGGTCAAGAAGCCCACGGCTGAAATATCTGTCGCCGTTCGTGCGTGGGATTACATCAAGCTCCTCGTCAGGATTGTTTGAGTAAATACGGTAAATCCGCTCGACGAATTCTTTCTCAGCTTCTTCCGTCCATTCCTTGCCCTGCGTAAGGCAGATGCGCTTGAAAAGCCCCTGCGCAATGGATTCACGGAAAGTGATTCTGTGCAGGCTCCATTCCGTCTCTTTCCCCGAGCGGATGTCCTTAATCAGAATGTTGAAAGGATTGTCGTCACCGTTGTGTGTCGATATGATTCTGATTCGACCGCCCCAGATTACGAGAGCCTTTGCCGCCTGCAATACGCTCTCCAAATCGTCAAAGAACGCCGCCTCATCAATCACGACATTTCCCTGCTTGGAGCGGAGCGAGCGGGAAACGCCAGGCAATCCCATAATCTCAGCTCCTGAAGAGAAAGTGATTCTGTATGTGGTGATGTTCTTGTCCGGGTCGTCAAGAAGCGGCTCTTCAACTTCCTCAACCTCGCTCACCGCATAGCCTAGCTTCTTCGCCCATTCGCCCGCATCCTCGATGTACTGGCGACAGTTGTCCTTGTTGAAGCTCATGTAATAGGTATTGCTCCAGCCATGAGCCGGAGCAGCGTCAAGCACGGCATCGCTCGCATCAGTCCACGAGATACCGCACCGCCTGTTTTTCTCTATGATTTTGAGCGGGCTTTTGTCCTCCAGCCATTTCTTCTGGTACGGAAGGAAGATTTCAAGCCCGCCCTCGTTATTCCTCGGTCTTGTCGTCATAAGTCACCTTCAAGCCCATAATCTTGGCCTTGACGAACTCAACGCGCTCGTCGCTCCATCCGGCTTTCTTGCCCTCAGTCTCAACGGTCTTTGCCGCCTCGAACAAGCCCTTCTTGTAACCACGCTCATATTCGAGCTTTACCCTCGCAATCTTCGCCTGTGCGTCAGTATTTCTTGCGACGGCCTTTAGAAGCTCCTCTGGTGAAATTGTCGAGAAGTCCTCAAACTTGTTGACCTCTTCGAGAAGTTTTGCCTGCACAAGCTGAACGCTAGCCTCGGCGATGTTCAAGCCCGGTGTCTTGTCAAGCTCGTTCACGATGGCCACGGCTTTCTTTGCAGAATCCTTGTAGGCTTTCATCTGCGCCGCCTGGTCTACGAGAGTACGGCCCACGCCGCTCTTTGAGATGTCATATCCCTCGGCTTTGAGGGTGTCAACAATCTCCTTGTGGCTCATTTTGTCGTTGAAGTACATCTTGCAGATACGCTCAACCAAGCCCTGCATCTCAATTTTATTTCTCTTCGGCATGGCCTTACTCCTTGTCCTTTTTGTCTATCCGTTGCTTGATGTCGTCAACGCTCGACTTAATCCAGCCGATGTTTTCCGCCATCGAAGTTATCATCTTCGTGTTGTCAATTTCCAGTTTGTTCAGCCGTTTGCCAACCTCGTTGATGTCCTTTGCGTTCGTATCAATGTCTTTCCGCAATTCTCCCAGAATCAAGTCGAGTTCCGTTTTAGTTGGAATTTTCTCAAGACTGTCTGATGTGCTCTTAAGTTTCTCGGAAATACTCTTAAGGGTAGCCTCCATTGTTCCCTTGTCGTTTCCGTACTTAACAAAGAATCCAATGAACCCGAGAAGAGTCATACATCCGCTAGCAATCGAAACGACCATGCCGAAAGTTTCCATTTTTTTTACCTCACTTGGAAAGCCAGATTATACCGCCCTCAGTTATTGCCGCCAGGATCGATATAATCGCAGCCGTCCGCCAGAACGATGTCTTTTTCTTCTGCCTCGAATATGATTTGTTCAATGCGGCAAATTCCGCCCTCAATTCTTCCAGCAACAGCCTCAGCGTTCCGACTTCTTTCCGTAATTCTATCAGCGTCTTCTCCAAGCTCGCCAAGTCCTGTGACGCTTCCATCAATCTCGACTCTGACTGAATCAATTTTTCTTCCAGTGCCGAGCACTTTTGCTTCAATGCCATCGAGTCCGCTTCCGATTCGCCCAACAGATTCCTGAGCAGATTCGTCTCGCTCCTCATAGCGTTCAGCTCGCTCTTTATCTCCGTTACCTGTTCCGCCGTGAAAACAACAGAATGCGATTCCGCAGACGACGGCAAGCTCAATAAGAAGGATAAGAGTGCAGCGAAAAAGGAATTTACAGAAACTACGCTTCTCCACATCCATACTCCTCTGTCACGGCCTCAAGTTCTTCCATGTCACGCTCCGACTGCTTCTCGTAGATTCCCAGCTTCTTGTCGAGCCAGATGGAGCGGTACACAGGCGAGCAGGCAATCACGAAGAAGGCGCCCGTCCCGAAGATTTCCAGCATAGTGATTCCGACCTGCTTCCCGTCAAAGAAGACAGGCACGAACGCCTTGCAGAGCGACATCACGCAGACCCACACAATCGCAAGCACGATTGATTTCAAAGACACATCCTTCGCTTTCATTTTGACACCGCCTTTTTGATAAGATGAGCCATCTTGTTGTCAGCACCGCAGTGCCGGATTTTAGAGTTGAAGTCCTCAAGGGACATCTCGACATTGTTCCCGTTGTGGTCGGCATACTCCGTGTGATAGTCGCCCCACGAGTCATCAATGATGAAGTGAGTGATGTTCCCCTCGTCGTCTTCCTTGAATCCCACGCAGGCCACCACATGCCCGATAGTCTTCCTTCCGCCAGCCGGGAAAAGCCCTGAAAGAACCGCAGCCCCGCCGTTCCTGATTGTGTCGGCAATCTGTGACTTTGATCGCCACTCACCCCATTCCACGGCATCAAAGCCCTTCGGTACAAGACCTTTCTCCCGCAAGAAAAGATTCGTTCCAAGCGCAAGAACCGGGTGCCACTCGTTCGGCGCATTATGCCCGCTCGGGTCAAGAACCTTCCAAAGCGCGAGAGTCCGCTCGTCGTGCAAAATGAAATCCATGAGAGCATCTTCCGGCTGGCTGTATTTCTCCGTTGCAAGCTGCTCGACCGCATAGCCCGCCGCAAGCAGTGCTGCAATCATCGCCGTGACATTGCAGGCACCGCCAGGCTTAAGCTGGTTGTTTCTCTGAGTGTAATAAGGCTTCCCCGCTGAGTTGTTGATTTCCATTCATATCCTCCGGGGAAAAGGATACCAGACAAAAAAAATCCCCAGCGAGTGCTGGGGGGAATGTTAGCTGATGTTATTTACGCTTTTTGCTCTATTTCCTAAAAGAATAAAGTCATCCAGAATCTGTTCCCAGGTGGTATGTTGATATTTTGAAGTTCTGCTCTGATAAAAATCATTTTTGTCAAGAATTGTCAGTATTCCAAAAATTGACGAAAGTGGCTCTGATACACCCTTGTTCGGGTCTTCGTCTTTCAGCAAGGTTTCTACAACTAAATGACCAAGTTCATGTGCTATTACTATCCGAATCTGTTTTTCATCAATTTCTGGGTAATAAATGATATATAAATCATTTCCGAAATACTGTGCACATCCGAAATTGACATTGGCCCCAGCAGGTACAGCAATACATTTTATCTGAAATCGTGCCTCGCCGATGTGACGACCGACTTTTTCTTCAACAGTACGAATTACATGAGCCAAATACTGATATTTAATACCAGATGAAATATCTTCATAAACTTTGTTCATGTTTTTTATGGTTTCTTCATTTGTGCTGAATCTTTCTGCTATTGCCAAAATTTTTTCTTCATTGATTTTATAGTCTACCATGCAGAACTAACATCCTTTTCTTTCAGAATTTACCCGTGCCATTTTCCAAGCCCCGATGAGGAACATTTGCACTGTCATTTCGTATTTATCTTTCAGGGTAATTGCTTCGCCTTGTGAGAAAAAGGTTTTTGGATTCCCCATGCAGTCATTCATACATTCAATACGGAATTCCAGGTCATCTGCATTATAGCGAGAAAAAGTATCGTCCAATAATTCCCTTGTCTTGCAGGCTGCAAGAGCACTGACCAAAACCGGCTTGATTTCAGCTTTTTCCATAATATATTATTTCTCCCTACTGTACATTCGCACAGAATTTTGTGTTACAAATATTTCTATTTGCAACAATACAATACGATGGTTTGTGTTACAGATAATTTCGTTTAGTATACCACAACGCCAAATTTTATAAAAGAAAATTCGTGTCCCCAGCATCAATTTTTTCTGCAAATATTTGCCTCACCCCCTAATCTCCCCGTTAATCACATGAATCCAGCTGAACACCTTCCCGAAAAGCCGGAACCGCTCGTTGAAGCCCTCGTCGGTGCTGTCGAGCGTTTTCAGGAGCTCCGCTTTCTCCAGGTCGGCGACCCGCACGGAGAAAATCTTTATCCTGTTGGCCAGGCGGTCAAACTCCAGCCTCTTGCAGTAAGTGTCGCCGTCAAGGCCGAAGACATAGATGCCGTCCGTGACCGGGGAATCCTTGTCGGCGTTGAAGAGCACGATGTCCCCGTCACGGATTCCGGCACCCAGCATACTCGTGCCGATAGCCCTGAATCCATAGACATTCCGTGAGTGGAGCACAGGAGACAGCGCGCGCACATCAAGGTATTCGACGATATTGTCCTCATGCTCCCAGACCTGACCGGGACCGCAGGAGACCTTCTGACTCAGAATCGGGATGCGCTCCTCAATACCGCTCTTTTTTTCCGCGACGATAGAAGTGCCCTGCTTGAACATCTCGCCCTCGCCAGTAAGGAGCCAACTGGAATTCAAATTGAATGTATCTATGAGTTTCAATACAAAATCAGAATTAGGATTCTTGCTTTTTCCAGAGCGCAAATCAGACAGATATTGCGGTCTGATTCCAAGTTCTTTACAAATTGATTTTTGCGATTTCTCTTCAATAATGTCGATTATTCGACCCCATTCCATATAAAACTCCGAAATTTCTTAAAATCTTTGTCGATTTATCTTGACTTAATACGATATATCGACAATAATAATTTAGAAAGATTAAGTTATTAGCTAGACCAAGTTTCCAAGGAAACAACCAAACGCTAATAACTTAACTAATCAAATTATCGACAGAATAAGGAGGCAATATGAACGAAATGAGTTTGTTGGAAAAACATCAACTGCGAAAAGATGAAATGGAACGGCTCATTGCATCCGCAAGAAACTTCAAGGAGCAGAACACCCAGCGCAAGTTCTCCAAGAAAATCACGCCGGAACAGGGCTTGTACATCAAGTACAGGTTGAAGTGTGCCGGAACCACAGGCGCAGACATTGCGTATGAAGTCGGATGCACGCCAGTGTCAGTCAGCAATGTGCTTTCCGGCAAGAGTCACAGCCAGCGCATAGAGCGTGCGGTCGCACAAAGGCTCGGCTACAGCTCATGGAACGACATGGTGCAGTGCCTGCGGGAGATGGCGGCATGAGGGAGAAAAAGCCAAAAGTTTATCCCTTTTATTTGGGAAAGGACAGAATGTGTTTGGAATGCAGGTTCTGCCCGCTTCGGCCAGCCTGTGTCTCGGACAAGCTTTTCAGCGAAGACCGTTACGGTGGCATAAAGAAGGGGCTGAAAAGGCTTCGTTACTGGGGAATGACATCTTCCAAGTTTAGTTTGGCTTGGCTGAGAATTTCCATTGCAGTATCGGTCTTGTCGTTAAGACCTAAGCCCTGCTTCATGCACATTGCCTGTAGTTCATATTCGTCACAGGCATCGAAGAACGCAGAGAGTTTTTCAAATGAAAAATCCGGCTGCATGTAATCGGAAATGGCTTTGCTGATTGTCCTGTTGAGCTCTTGCGGTTCGCCAGAGAATTTCATCAGCAAGAAAACAAGCCGTTGGCCCATAAGAGAAAGAATCTGTTCGTTAGTCATAAGAACATCATACCACACAAAAACAGGAGGCGGAATGAAAAAATTGGATAGAAAATTCATCGAAGAACAGTTTGAAGACGATTCAGACGATTCCTTGATGAAGCATTACAGAGCCGCATGTTTTTCCGGCAAGAAATTTAAATGCCCCAAGCACCATGATATAAAGCATGTTTGGGAGCACTGCTATCTTCCGATGCAAGGACATTGGCCTAACGCTGATTGTCAGGAATGCCGGAAGGCTCAGAAGTTGAAGAAAGATGAAGAGCGACAGCTCGAAGCGTTTTTGAAAAAGCGTCTTCGTTGCCAAAACAAAGCTGGCTCAGAAGCTCAGAATCATCTTTTGACGGAAAAAGATTGTTCATGTTCCGAAGGGTGCCGGCATAAAAACGGAGAAGAAGAATCAGAGAATATGCAAGATACGGATCCTTCGAAACTGTCTTTGCAAATCTCTTTCTGTGATGGAGATAATCTTGCAGAAGTCTTGTCTGACCGTTTGGTTCGTATGTCAGGGAGAATGCAAGCTCGAACTTTTTGTGGTTGGGTAAAACACATTCTTCTGGAAGCTGGGCTTCTATTTCTTCGGCATAGTTTTGAAATCGTCGTGAGAGTTCGTACAAATCAGTGTTCATACAAACATTATACCACACAAAAACAGGAGGCGGAATGAAAAAATGACAATCTGGAAGAACGGCAGGAAGCCGCCCTTCATGGACAGCAAGGAAAAAGACTTGAATGCGGAGAAAATCTACTTCGCCGTCAAGCAGATGACGCTGGAAGGTTTGCAGGACATGACGATCTACGGACTCTTGATCCTGTCAAAGTTCAAAAGTCCCGCAGAGATATGCGGGGGACATCGAAGGCTTGAAAAGCAAAAAGGAGGTGCTTTCATGGCTAAAACAATCGGGAACGCAGGACTTGAACTGTTCTGTAACAGACCAGTCAGAAACGAGCGGCTTTGTTATGTAGACGGCCGGGTTCTTTTCGCCCCGCCTCAGCTCACACTCAGAGAGAAGGTCCACGAGGCAAGCCTAAAGCTCGGTCGCTTCTGGAATACGCCCATGCGGAACTTCTGGCGCAGCGTTTACATCCGCTACCGCGATGAGTACCGTGCCCAGCAAAAAAAAGGCGGAACGCAAGATGCACCAAGCGAACCGCCCACAAACAACCATGACGACGGCAAGCCCGCCGCATGATTTCACCACAGCAAATCAATTATAGCACAGAAAAGGAATCTGTGTAAGGAGAAAAAAATGGGAAACCGTTACAAGCCGAGCATGGCAAAACTGGAAAGTCTTGATGACGTGAACCTCGCACTCCGGGACATCGGACTTGCAGAAAAAGAGCTTGAGGCAATCGACAACGAGGCCAACAAGCAGATTGCGGAGATCAAGACCGAGACCGCAAAGAAAGGCGAGAAACTTCGCTCACGCATCCAGGACTTGTCCTCAAAAATCGCAGCCTTCGCCGAGTACAACAAGGCAGAGCTTTTCAAGGACAATAAATCGGTCGAGCTTTCCTTCGGAAAATTCGGCTGGCGCAAAACAACCAAAATCAGCGTGAAGAAAACAACGCTTGAGCTTCTGAGAAAAATGAATCTTCTCAAATGCATCCGCACGAAAGAAGAGCCGGACAAGAACGCAATGGCAGAGCTTACGGATGAAGAGCTGCTTCAGGTCGATGCAGTCCGCAAGGTGACGGACGACTTCTTCTGCGAGGCAGACACCGAAGAGGTGAACAAAGACTTGCTCCAGTCGGCAAGCTAAAAAACAACGGCGAGAGCTTTCTGGATGTCAGCTCTCGCTGACAAAGGAGTTTTTCAAAAATGTACGAAATTGCACCGTCTAACACAGCACTAACCCCCGAACAGGCTTTTCCGTTCCAGCAGGAAATTGACACATGGAACATGGACGAAGCCGTGGCAAGAATCCGCCCGAAGGTCGAGCAGCATCAGAAACTCTCCGCAGAGCTTGCCCGTGACCTTTGGATTGCGAACTCAGTGCTTGCACGCCGTGGCGGAGACCGCAGAAGCGAAGATGCACAGGTCTTCGGTTTCTGCGACTTCCTTGAACTCGTCGGAATCTCAAAGAAAAAAGCATATCTCCTTCTTAAACTTTATGTGCCGGAAGAAGACAAGCTGCTCACATTCGACGAATACGACCAGCGGCATTTGAAGAGCGCGAACCCTGCAATCCCTCAGCTTGACAGCGACTTCGAGCGTCTTGTCGCACACGCAATGGCAACCGGCGAACGGCTTGCAGGCTGGACCAACGAGCACGAAGCCGAGTACCGAAAGCGCAAGGACAACGAGAAATTCGCAGAGCTTGCCCGAAAATGGAGCAGCCAGAAAATCAAGCTCAACTGGGGGAACAACGACTACTTCTCGCAGACATTGCTCAAGAACGGCAAGATGTACACGAAAGTCAACCTTGAGACAAAAGAACAGTACAAGGCACAGCTTGAAGTGTTCGACATGATTACGACATTCCTTGAAAGTTTCGCCAACCCGCAGGTTCGCCTTGCGGCAGTCTGCAACATCGGACTCCGAATCCGCCAGTTCGTCAACGACATTGCGGAACAGGAACAAAAAATGAACGCATTCACAGGAGTGCAGGAGTAACGCATGACAACATTCCTTCCTGTCACCGACAAGAAATTTCCGCTCCGTGCCGCAGTCTACGAGGCATACCGAAAGCGCTCGCCCCTCATCTCAAAGGCAAAGGCCTACGAGCAGATAGCCGAGCAGTTCAACATCTCCGTTCCGACAGTCCAGCGTTACATCCGTCGGATGGAAAACGGCTCGATGTTCGCATTGCCGGCAGGTCGGCAGGGACGGCATGTTTTCGCCTGGAGCGACGAGGCATTGAGCTTCTTCACGAACTTTCTTCTCGCAGCAATTAAGGAAGTCGGCGGGTGCACAGTGCGTAACGCATACAACTGTACCAAAGCCGAGGCTCAGAGACGCGGCTGGCAGATTGGGAGCGAATCAAGCGCATACATTCACGCCCGCAACATCAGCCCGGCAATGAAGATGCTCGCAAAGGGCGGACAGAGGGCACTCGACAACATGTTCTACATCAGCCGAGACCTCTCAAAGCTCAATCCTTTCCAGCTGATTGTAGGAGACCAGCACATCTTCGACTTCTGGTGCGAGAATCCGTATCCGACCAACAAAAAAGACAAGTACATCCGTGCAGAGTGCTATCTTTGGCTCGACATGGCGACAAGGCTTGTCTACGGAGTGAGCTTCGACATCGCCTACAACACGCATACGGTCACAAGAGCCTTGCGCATGGGAATCAAACGCTTCGGGAAATTCGACAGCACATACAACGACAACGGTTCGTCTGAGAAGTCAAAGCTCGCAGATGAAATCGTCGGACGCTTGCAGAACTACGGAGTGCGCTTCCTGGACGAGGCTGACATGTACCACGCCGACAACGGACGCTACATCGTCGAGGACACGGAAGGTCTTGTGGTCGATGTGGTTCAGACAAAAGCCGAGTGGGAAAAGAAGCACCGCCGAATCTTCGCTCGTGTAAAGAACGCAAAGACAAAGCCAATCGAACGCTTCTTCAACACGCTGGAACAAATCTTGCGAGACCTCTGTTTGCCAGGACTCGTAAAGGAAATGGCACTCTCCGCACCAGAAGAAGAGCAGGCAAACAAACGCCTGGAATGGCAGAAAAAGAACGGATATATCCTGAGCTACGAGGACTTCATCAAGAATGTCGTCAAGGCACTTGATATTTACGAGAACCGCACACACACAACTCTCGGCTGTTCACCTAAAGAACGGCTTGAACAGTACAAGCGTGACGGCTGGATGCCAACATTCATTGACCCTCGTGACGAAGCCTACCTCTTCATGGAAAGCACGACACGCCAGGTCAAGGGAGACCGAATCGAGCTCAACGGCATCGAGTACATCGGCCCGGACCTCACGCAGGAAATGGTCTTGCAGAACCGAGGAACGCTCGTCGCTTACGACCGCCAGAAGATTGAGATTCGCTACGATCCGGAGAACCTCAACCTCGGAGTCTTTGCGATTGAGCCAGGAACGAACCATGCGATTGCGCTCCGCCCAGTCAAGAAAATCGACATGCTCAACCATGAAGAAATGGTCGAGCAGCTTGAATGGAAGAAGCGGCAGATGCGGGCCGTGCAACAGGCTTTCGACAAGGCCACGAGCGACAAGAATGTCAGGGTCCTTTCCGAACCGCAGAAATTCAGCGAGCTTCACAAGGCAGAGACGCTGGCAGAAAAAGCCGATTACCGGCTTGAACACAAAAAGCCGGAAGTCACGATTCCGACCGTTACAAAAAAAGCTGATGCAGAGCCAGTCGAGACAAGACCGATTCCGCAGTCTGTCAGCCGAAAGAAGATGGACTTCGGCACAATCCCGGAGAGCATGAACCACCGTGAAGAAGTGCTTTCACAGGAAGACTTCCTTGCGAGCGTTGCTTCAAGAATCGGAAGCGAGGCGTTCCAGAGGGCAAGCCAGAGACCGGTCTTCTACGACGAGCGAGAGCGGTTCGATTGGGTCTTGAACCAGTTCCATTGCGGCGGAAACCTCAGCCGTGAGGATCTGAATTTCATGTATGACTACGAGGAAAAGATGGATTCGAGCCAGGCAAGCTACTACGAATCATATTCAAAGAAATTTTTAGGGAGATAAAAACTATGGAATCAACATTAAGAAATTACATCGAGAGCAACCGCCTCTCAATGCAGGACGCAGCCCGCATCATCGGAGTTGACAAATCACAAATCGTCAAAATCTGTCAGCAAAATTACCCCAACTGGCAGGAAAAAGAAGTGGAATATGTCGAACGCCTCAAGAATGCGGGCTACTCAAATATTATACCACAACACATCGCCATTGATACAGACGTGCTCGTGCTCACACCGAGCGTCACACGCTTCAAGTCACTCGCTGATGATTTGTGCGACCCGAACGGCACAATGTCATCATCAATCGGAATGGCAATCGGAACAGCCGAGCGGGGAAAGTCACACTCGGCAAAATGGTATGTTCAGAACAACCCGAACGCAGCCTATGTACTCTATGTTGACGGCTCAACAAAAGTCCAGCTTCTCCGAGACATCTGCGAGGCAGTCGCACACACACGCCCGTACAGCTTCGGTGCATGTATCACTACGCTCGAAGAATCATGCAAGTACACGCGCCGGCTCGTAATCATCGACGAGGCCGACAAGCTCCCGGTTCAGCTCCTTGAAATCATCCGGGGAATCAACGAACGCTGTCAGCTTCCCTTCCTTCTCGTTGGCGAGGAAGGATTGAAAGTCAAAACCGACCGTGTACCACGACTTCGAAGCCGGATCCGAAACCCAATCGTGCTCTTCGAGAAAGCAGGGGCCGTTGATGTTGTGGCTTACTACCACGAGGCAGCAGGAATCGACATCAACTTTGACACAGCGGACAAGCTCGCCCGCCATGCAGACGGTGGCTTCCGCTCAATCGTCAATGACTCAATCGCAATCTCAAAGATGTCAAAGGCATCCGGCCTTTCGACAATCACCGACAACATGATTGAGAAACTCTCAGCTTAGGAGAAAAAAATGCCAGCAAAAGCAAAAAGAATAATCGCAATGCCAATCAACAAATACAAGGTCCAGAACCTTCCAACAATGCACTTCAAAAGCAGCCAGGACTGTGCCGAAAAAATGGGCTTTTCCGTGACAAAAATCTACGAGGCAATCCGTGAAGGAAAGCCCGTAAGTGGCTACTACATCGACGAGGAGATAGACGAATGAGCAAGAACAAATCGAACCGTGCAAGGCTAATCTCAATGATTCACGCCCAGAAAAACACGGCGAAACTTGACGATGACTGCTACCGAACAATCATCTTCGGAGCCACAGGCAAGCAGAGCTGCACAGAGTGCGACATGACGGAACTCCGGGCAATCTTCTACGACCTCAACATCGTGCTGGAACGCCAGGGCAAGCAAACCTTCCGCTTCTTCGCAAAGAACGAGCACCCGACCCAGCTTGATGCAGTCAAAGTCCGTGCAAAGAAAATCCTCGGCACTGACTGGCAGAAACGCTTGGACGAATTCATTCAGACAAAAGTGCGGAACACGACGCTGCCATGCCTCACACAGAAGGAACTTCGTCAGGTAATGGGCTTCCTTTCCACACTCGAAAGGACCGCAAAGAAATGATAGAGCTGTTTTCCATATCAGAGCTGCGACAGCCACTCTCTCCAAGAGAAAAAGATGCGCTGATTGACCGGATAATCCGTTTCGCCCGCCTCGGACGGCAATACATGTACGAAGTGCGCGAAGCGGCCGGACTGATGCACATCTCCTACGACGAGATTCAGACCCTGCTGAACTTCTACAAGCTCGACTGCATAGTAATCAAAGACACGATAGTCCGAATCCCGTGGTGGAGCCTGGCAGAGTACCTTATTGACCCAGCCGAGGATATGGAAAACGCCCTTCAGGACTACCTGAAATTCCTCCCGCACAGGGAGCCGGAAAAAACGAAAATCGCATAGGAGAAATTAACATGCAGAATAATCTTTCAGACCTTAACAACCACCTTTTTGCAATGATGGAACAACTCGCAAACGATGAGGAAATGGACGACCCAAAGAAACTGGAAAGCACGCTTGCCCGTGCCAACGGAATGGTTGAAATATCCTCTCAAATCCTCAAAACCGCAAGCCTACAGGTCTCGGCACTTTACGCCGCCGAAAGATGCGGACTTTCCAACGAGGAAATGCCGGCACTGATTGCCACCAAAGACAGTGCCTCAAATAAACTCAGCGCAGAGAAACAGCGACAAAAACTCCTGGAGGCCGTGCGATGACAAAAGTATACACAGAGGAGCAGAAAGAGTTTTTCAAAGAATTCATTCCAGGACATACAACCGCCGAAGTGGTGGCGGAATTCAACCGCCGCTTCGAGCAGAAAACCACCGTCTCGAAAGTGAAAAGCTACAAGACAAACAACCACATAAAAAGCGGAACCACAAAAGGAAAAACCGCAGGAGACAGCAAAATGTTTCCCAGAAAAATCCGTGATTTTATCCAGGAAAACAACAAAGGAAAAACAACCTTGCAGATGGCAGTGCTCCTTAACGCTACATTCGGCACGAGCTACACCACAGAGCAGATAAAAAACATACGGAACTGGATGCACCTTAATTCAGGACTGACAGGCCGCTTCGAGAAAAACCATGTCCCGGCAAACAAAGGCAAGAAAGGCTGGTGCGCGCCAGGATGTGAAAAAGGCTGGTTCAAGAAAGGCCACATCTCGCACAATTCCGTGCCAGTCGGAACCGAAGTAATGACAACGGACGGCTACCTAAAAATCAAAATCGCCGAGCCAAACATCTGGAACTTCAAGCACATAATGGAGTGGGAAAAACACAACGGAAAAGTGCCGGAAGGCCACCTGATCACCTTCAAAGACGGCAACCACAGAAACTGCAACATCGAAAATCTGATGTGCATAACAAGGTCAGTCAACGGAATTCTGAATCGCGAAGGCCTGCGTTCCGCCTCCCCAGAACTGACAGAAACCGCCGCCACCCTGGCAAAACTAAAGCTCAAAATCAGAGAAATTAAAAACGAAAACAAAGGAGACTAAATCATGCTGATTTTTACGCTGAAAAAAGAATGGTACGAGAAAATCAAAAGCGGTAAAAAGACAATCGAATACAGAGAAGTAAAGCCGTACTGGAATCTGAGAATAAATAAAGAATTTCATCTTTATCAGCTTCCTAGAGATAAAATATTTCGTAATCGTTGTGCGATAAGAGGTTACGGCATATTTACAGATTTTACATACGGGTTGAAAGTTGCTAATAGGCCTTTACCTATATGCAAACTCCGTCTAGGCTACACCAACAGGTATCTAACCGCCACCATCACCAAGATTGAAATTGTTAACGGCAACAACAGTGACCTGCACATAAACAAGCCCGTATACGCAATACATCTAGCAGATATAAGAGAGGAAAAACATGGCATGGAGACAAGAGCTTAACCGAAGTGTAGATGTTGCGAAGCAAGCCTTTGATATTGCGAGACTTGCGTTGGCCAATACAACGCTCATACTACAACAGAAATACCCAGAGATTGAGGCGACAATGACGAGCGAAGGAAATGTAATATTCATGGAAACTGACGGCGGTAGGAACGAGTTTTTCTCCGTCTCTGAGGTCGAGAAAACATACGGAAAAAGGAGATGAAAACAATGAAAAAAACACGAAAACGAAATCGAATGTTCGTAGAATGGTATGAAAAAACAGGTTGTGGCTATCTAAACCTCATAGGAAAAACAGAAGAGGAAAAGTTAGAGTGCGCCTTTGTGGAAGGAATGAAAGTCGTTCTGGCATGCGAGGAAGCTTATCAAAAAAGCACGAAAGAAATGCTTTTCAAAAAGGAAAAATAAAATGAAAAAAGAATCAATCATCACAGAAAATTATATTGACGAAAACAACGCAAAAGAATACCTCGAAGCCTCGTATGAAGGCCTAGATTTGCTCCCAAAAATCCCAGAAAAGCTAAGCGAAAGCGATGCCGCCGCCGTTCTAAATGTCTCCGAACCAACAATCCAAAGAATGGTCCAGACAAACGAAATTAAGTTAGAAAAACAATCAATACTCGCATATATTCAAGCAAAAATGCTAGTAAACCGCCCTCTAAAACTAGAAATAACGCCGAAAAAATCGCTCCAGATAGCCCCAAATAATCCCAGATAACCCCGGAAAAAATGTCACTTTTTCCTATAATTTTTCATCAAAATTTTTTGAAAATGACAGTTATATAAAAAGAAGAATCCAATTCGTCATCCACAGTCTCAACAATTCTCTCTCCAGCCATAAAAGCCCCCTCGCAAAAGCAAAGCCCCGAAAGAAAAATCATCGCAGAAAGAAAAAAGCGTCTCATTTAAAGAAATTATAGCAAAAAAAAGAAAAAAATTTCAGTCCGCATTGAAGAAAAAGCCGAGTTTGCGAAGAAGAAAATATTGCTATTATTAAAATTACAGTCCTATTTTCAAAACGACAGTAAAAACATAATTTGCACTATTTTTTTCTGCATTCAGCGTTGCGATGTATGTTCCTGTTTCTAAATCACTAATAGGCGTTGTCCACATTTTCGTACTTACATCCCATAATACAGAAACAATGTTTGCTGACAAATCTTTTGTACTTGCGATATTAAGAGTTACTCGTTCATAGTCTTTTACAGTATCCGCAAGAGTCCACACGAGACTCGCAACATTAGTTTTGCTAACCGTGACAACCTGACCATTTTCACATTTATTGTCAGTCTCCGAAAGTTCATCAAGGTATACCGCGCCAGCCGTGTCTGTCACACCATAAAGGATAAGATCATAATCCGCCCAAGCATAGTCTGATGGCGTATCAACTTCTTCATATGCACCAATAAGATTCAAATTTTCATGTCCAGTGTATAAATCACATGAAATTCCGTCCGTCATGGGATATTTGTTCGCATTATCAAAATTACCGTTTGAATCATAAGAAATCACATCACGATACCATGCAAGCCAATCATCTTCAACAGAAGCCATAACAGAGACTCCGCTCGCATCCTGACTTGCATACGAAACACTAAGCCCAGTTTTCATCGAATATGAAATTCTATATCTATTAATAGAAGCACAATTTCCACCGTCAAACACAGCATAGGTCCATTGGCTTCCCCCCACATCGTTCACAGCACGAATTCTCGCAATATACCGTTTTCCAAGCTGAAAATAAAATTTTGCAGTCGTATTATTACGAATAAGAGAATACATATTCGGGTCATAATCTGATGTTCCAAAATATGCATAATAATAAGAAATATAATCATTATAGCTTTCGCTATTATAAGTCGTCACATTGTCCGCAGGATAAGCCGCATTTGAAACCGAAAACTCCCAGTCAGAATCACTAGATAAATCTGGAATTAAAAGACTTCCACTATTACCAGAAATATTTGAAAATCCACATGATATATCAGCAATTTGGATTTCAAAACCAGTCTCGTTATTTGACTTATCTACCCAGTTAAAATCAGCAACATAATATTCCATTTCGTTATTATCAGGATCCGTATATGAAACTTCAAAATCAATTGGAGCAGATGGAATTATATTAATTACATTAGGAATATCTACAGTCGCACAGGTAGTTTGGTTTGCGAGAATCAATATTGTATCACTATACTCAAAAGTCTTTCCAGAATTCAAATTTATGAATTTTATGACAAAACTGTAAGTGCCAGCAGGAATTTGTGCATTTCCAAAAGTATAATTTGAGAAATGCACAGTATTTGAAATCTCAGAAGAGTATGAGAGATAATGCGGATTTAAATTCGCACCAAGAGAAATAGCCTCTCCAGATAACAAATCATATATGCCCACGCTAACTATTGCATTTTTTGAATCAGAGAAATCCCAATCCGATGGGAAACTCCATGAAGAAGTAAGACTAATATCAACAGAACCGCTAGAATTAAGAGAATTGGATGTCAAATGAAAAGACACCGTTTTTGTTGAATACAAATCGGCCGTTGAATATCCCAGCAAACAAGCAGAATCTTTTACGGCACTATAAGAAGGAGAATCTAAATTTGCTTCCGTTGCGAAAAGCGCAAAACGATATACAGAAGCAGAAAAATCTACTGAAGCAGTTGCCAAATTTGAACTAGAATATGTTAAATCTATTTTTCCATAATAAGAATAATCAGATGAAGATATCGATACCGCCGTATTAATGTAAAAAAGGTAATAATTGAGACTTTTCCCGTTAAGAGAAGCTGGGAGCAAAGTTTTTGCGGCATTTGAAAAAATACTATCAGAACAATAAATAGACAAAGAAACCCTTAATTCAGAAGGAATATATGAGTCTTTATATGAAATTTCACCGCTATTAATATCAGAGCAAGAAAATAGCCCGAAAAGGAGAAAAATCGAAATACTAAATAAAATGATTCTTTTCGTCAT